ATCGCGGCGAAGCGCAGCAAGGGCGATTTGACGCCGCTGGACTTCATGCTCGCGCTGATGCGGGACGAGGAACAGGACATCAAACTGCGAACTGCGATGGCTCAGGCGGCTGCACCCTATGTCCATGCGAAGATGGCTGACGCGGCCAAGGGCAAGAAGGAAGAGAAGCAAGAGGCTGCCGAGAAGGCGGCGGGCAAATTCGCTGTCCCATCCGCGCCGAAGCTGGTGGTGAGCAACAAATGATAGAGTGGACGACCGCCCGCCCTGATTGGCGAGAGCGGATCGTCAAGCGCGAAAGCCTCCTTCCCTGCGGGCCGCTATTTCCAGACGAGGCCGCGGCTTCGATGGAGGTGTTCAAATCCCTGCGCGTCGTAGACATTGCTGGGAGCCCGACCATTGGTGAATGCTGCGAGCCATGGATCATGGACTTCGCGGCGGCGGTGTTCGGGTCTTACGATGCAGAGACGGGGCGCCGGCTCATCCGCGAGTATATGCTTCTCGTCTCGAAGAAGAACACGAAGAGCACGATTGCCGCTGCGGTGATGATGACGGCCCTTATCCGCAACTGGCGGATGTCGGCGGAGTATCTGATCCTGGCGCCGACGATTGAGGTGGCGAACAACTGCTATCAGCCGGCGCGTGACATGGTGAAGGCGGACGAGGACCTTACGGACCTTTTCCACGTCCAGGACCACACCCGCACGATCACGCACCGTACCACGGGGGCGGTTCTGAAGGTCGTCGCTGCGGATAGCGACACGGTTTCAGGTAAGAAGGCGACTGGCGTCCTCGTCGACGAACTGTGGATCTTCGGCAAGAAGCCCAAGGCTGATGCGATGCTACGGGAAGCGACTGGCGGGCAGGTTTCGAGGCCGGAGGGCTTCACGATCTACCTGACCACGCAGTCGGATGAAGCGCCGGCCGGGGTGTTCAAGTCGAAGCTGGACTACTTCCGCGACGTGCGGGACGGCAAGATCGCCGACCGTAAGAGCCTTGGGGTGCTTTACGAGTTCCCCGAGGAGATGATCGAGCGGCGGGAGTTCCTGAAGCCCGCCAATTTCTACGTCACCAACCCGAACCTTGGCGTCTCTGTCGACAAGGAGTGGCTGGAGGACGAATACCGCAAGGTTGAGAACGCCGACGATGGCGCGAAGCAGGTCTTTCTTGCCAAGCACCTGAACGTCGAGATCGGGCTCTCCCTACGGAACGACGCTTGGGCAGGCGCCCGGTACTGGGAAGGGGCCGCAGACCCGGAACTGGTGTCTCTGGACGCGCTGTTGGCGCGGTCCGAAGTGGCGGTGATCGGCATCGACGGCGGCGGACTGGACGACTTGCTCGGGTTGGCGGTGCTCGGGCGCGACAAGGCTACGCGAGACTGGCTGCTGTGGTCCTACGCATGGGCGCACAGCGACGTTCTGGAGCGGCGCAAGGAGATTGCCCCTGCGTTGCGGGATTTCGCCTCCGACGGCGACCTGACGCTATGTGCGGACCCGACGCAGGACATCGTTGAGGTGGCCGACATTTGCGAGCGGGTGAAGGACGCGGGGCTTTTGCCCGAGATCGCTGGGATTGGCGTCGACGCGGCCGGCATCACGGCGATTGTGGATGAATTGAGCGTACGGGGCATCGGCGACCAACAGGTTGTGGCGGTGCAACAGGGCTACAAGCTGATGGGCGCGATCCAAGGCTCCGAACGGAAGCTGAAGGACGGCACGCTCTGGCACCCCGGCCAGAAGCTCATGGCGTGGTGCGTTGGCAACGCCAAGGTCGAGACGAAGGGAAGCGCCGTGGTGATAACCAAGCAGATCGCCGGTCGCGCGAAGATCGATCCCCTGGCTGCGATGTTCAACGCTGTCGTCCTGATGAGCCGGAATCCGGAAGGGATGGGCCCCTCGGTCTATGAGCAGCGCGGGCTGTTGGCCTTCTGATGGGTCTCTGGGACCGCCTTTTCGGCGGAATGGACAGGATCGCGGACCGGCAAGCGGCCAACGTCAACGCGTCCACCGCGTTGATGGTCAACGATCCGGCTCTGGCGAACTTCCTCATGGGGCGCGGGAACGCTGCTGGAAGGCGCGTCTCGGAACACACGGCCATGAGGAACGCCACGTTCAATCGCGCGGTGCGGCTGACCGCGGGCACGATCGGCATGTTGCCGGTCAACCTGATCGAGAAGCTGCCAGACGGCCGCAAACAGCGTGCAGATGATCATCCGGTGCAGAAGCTGCTGCGGGTGCGGACCAACAAGTGGCAGGCGCCCGGGCAGTTCAAGTCCTACATGCAGGGCCGAGCACTGCTGGGCGGCGACGGCTTCGCATATAAGGTTCCCGGCGTGCGCGGCGTCCAGGCCCTTATCCCGATGGACCCTTCACGCACGACGGTTGAACTGAGCGACGACTTCGACCTGCGGTATGCGTGGAAGAAGAAGGACGGCGGCACCAAGTATTTCAGCGGGGACGAGGTTCTGCATCTGCGAGCGCCCTGGTCGAGCGATGGCCTGACCGGCCTCGGCTTGCTCGACATGGCGTCAGAGACGCTGGCGTTGGCCGAGGCGGCAGACACTGCGGCAGCGCGGCTGATGCGGAACGGATCCTATGTCGGTGGCGCGCTGACGCACCCGAAGAACCTCTCGCCGGCCGCGATCGCCAATCTGAAAGAGCAGTTCAAGGAGCGCTACAGCGGGCCGGAGAACGCCGGCGAGTGGCTGGTGCTCGAAGAGGACATGAAGGCTCAGCCATTCGGCATGACGGGCCGCGATGCGGAAGGGCTGGCGCAGAGGAAGTACCAAGCCGAAGAGATCAGCCGCTTCACCGACGTTCCCCGCCCCCTGTTGATGTTCGATGAGACGAGCTGGGGCACCGGGATCGAGCAACTCGGCCTGTTCTTCGTCACCTACTGCCTGCTGCCCTGGTTTGTGCAGTGGGAAGAGGCGATCGCCAACGCCCTGCTCACGGATGCTGAGCGAGATCGGTACATCGTTAAGTTCAATGAAGCGGCGCTCCTGCGCGGCTCGCTCAAGGATCAGGCGGAGTTCCTCGCCAAGGCGCTCGGCGGGCCAGGCGCCGGCGGCTACATGCTCGCCGACGAGGCCCGAGACAAGTTCGACATGAACCCACTGGAGGGCGGGATCGGCCAGATTCCCGCATGGCTCCAACCGGAGACGAATGCCAATGAGCCGTCCTAACGCCCTCCCGCTGCCGGCCCAACGCCGGGTTAGCGCCTTCACCAAGCCCGACGTGTTCGACCAATGGGGGAAAGACGCGGCCGGCGTGCGTGCTCTTGCCGTCGGCGACGACACGATCACGATGTTCGACACGATCGGCGAGGACTTCTGGTCCGGCGGCGGCGTGACGGCGAAGAAGGTGGCCGCTCAACTACGGGCGATCGGCGAACGTCCGGTGACGGTGCAGATCAATTCTCCCGGCGGGGATATGTTCGAGGGTATCGCGATCTACAACGTGCTTCGGGAGCATCCGCAACCGATCACGGTGCAGGTTATGGGGATGGCGGCTTCTGCGGCGTCCGTCATTGCCATGGCTGGTGATGACATCCAGGTCGGCGCGTCATCCTTCCTGATGATCCACAATTGCTGGGTGCTCGCGATGGGCAACCGCAACGACATGCGCGATCTGGCCGACTGGCTGGAGCCGTTCGATATGGCAATGGTCGGCCTCTACGCGCAGCGGACCGGTCGAGATGCCGGCGAGATCACGGCGTGGATGGACAAGGAAACCTACATGTCCGGCACGCAGGCGGTCGAGCGCGGCTTCGCCGACGGTCTGCTGCCTGCGGATGCGATGAAGGTCGATGCCAAGGCTCAGGCCTCTGACATCGTTCTAAACGAGAAGCGCGGCATGGAGATTGCTCTCCTCGCTCAGAACTACTCGCGCACTGAGGCGCGGGCGAAGATCAACCGACTTTCGGGCACGACGGACTCTGCCCAAGCCGCTGGCACGACGGACTCTGCTGGCTCAACCGAATGGCTGCCTTCCGCAGCCGCTCTTTTGGACAGCCTGCGGGCTTAAACCGAGGACCAATCCAATGCAGAACACCCTTATCGGGGCCGCTCCGCGCGCCCTGTGCAGCCCCGTGCGCGCTGACGCCACGGACCCGAAGGCTCTTTTCGAGCAGCTGAATGCCGCTGTGAAGGAAATGCGGGAGGCCAATGACACTGCCCTCAAGAGCAAGGTGGACGACACCGTGCTCAACGAGAAGGTGGACCGCATCAACTCCGACATCACCCGCATCGAAGAGGCGCTGGACAAGGCTCTGGCGGCTGCTGCCGCGGCGAACCTTGACGGCGAGAAGCCGGTTCGTGATCCGGAGTATACCGACCAGTTCAACGCCTATTTCCGGCGCGGGATCAGTTCGGAGCGCTTGGAGAACGTGAAGGCGGCCGCCACCAAGACCGACGGCGAAGGCGGCTATCTGGCTCCCATCGAGTGGGATCGCACCGTTACCGGACGCCTGAAGCAGGTGTCCCCGATCCGCCAGTATGCGGACACGATCACGATCAGCGGTGCCGGCTTCTCGAAGGTGTTCTCGGATCGCAATGTCGGCTCAGGCTGGGTCGGCGAGACGGCTGCGCGTCCGGCTACCACGACCCCGGCGCTTAGCCAGTTGGCGTGGACGCTTGGCGAGATCTACGCCAACCCGGCGGCCTCGCAGGGCCTGATTGACGATGCCGAGTTCAACATCGAACAGTGGCTCGCCAACGAGGTGGAGACGGAGTTCGCGCGTCAGGAAGGTATCGCTTTCCTGTCCGGCGACGGCGCCAACAAGCCGCACGGTATCCTGACCTACGTCACCGGCGGCGCACAGGCGGCGCGGCACCCTTGGGGTGCGATCGAGGTGGTCAACAGCGGCAACGCTTCGGCCATCCCGAATGGCGATGCGTTCCTGACGCTGATCTACTCGCTGCCTGAGGAGTACGAAGGCAACGCGCGGCTGTTCATGAACCGGACCACGGCAGGCGGTGTGCGCAAGCTGAAGGACGGCCAGGGCAACTACCTGTGGCAGCCGGCCTTCACGGCGGGCGAGCCTGCCACGATTGCTGGCGTTCCGGTGGTGCACATCCCCGGTATGCCTGCGGTGGGCGCCAACGCCATCGCGGCGCTCTACGGCGACATGCGGGAAACCTACCTCGTGGTGGATCGGATCGGCATCCGCGTGCTGCGCGATCCGTACACCAACAAGCCGTTCGTCCACTTCTACACCACGAAGCGGGTCGGCGGCGGGGTCAAGAACCCCGATGCCATGAAGGCGCTGAAGATCGCCGCGTAAGCGATCCCTCTTCCCAGGAGACAAGAAATGGCAAGCACCAAGAACACGGTCGACACGACCGATGTGAAGCTGTCGGATGTTCCGGGCGTGCCCGACACGGCCGGAATGGAGCAGGACAACCTGACCGGCGCGACCACGGTCGAAGCCTCCGGCGCGATGATCGAGCCGGAGATCGTGGAGCGGATCGATACGAGCCATCCGGCGGTCGATAACGAGCCGCGCAAGGGTCAGCCGAAGATCGCCAACCAGATCGACTTCAACGATCCGACGCTGAGCGAGGCTGAGGCCGTCGAGCAGAACCTCAGGAAAGACTGAGGCGGTGGGCGGGCTTCGGCCCGCCCACTCACTCCACAGGAGAGACGTATGGGCAAGTACGACAACTATGCATCGGGTCCGAGCGGCTTCGGCACCGGGGGCGCGGTTCTCACGCCTGGCAACGACGACATTGCCGGAGAGCCGAAGGCGGTGGTCTGCCTGACAGCCGGGAACCTCACGATCGTGCCTGAGGTCAATGCGGACAGTGCGGCGCTGGCGTTCGTCGGTGTGCCGGCCGGCTTTGTCCCGCCCTTCCGCGTGCGCCGGCTGACCGCCGCGACGGCGACCGTGGCGTCGGTGCTCGACTAAGCCATGTCGCGCTTCAGCCCCGCTCTGATCGTTCCTCCCACCGCCTATCCGGTGACGCTTGAGGAAGTGAAGGCGCAGTGCGGGTACGGACCGGATGAGGACGCACCTCTCCTGCCGGGTTACATCGCGGCGGCGACGGCCGATGTGGAAGAGAAACTCGGGCTGTCGCTGATGAAGCGCACCTATGCGCTCGAATTCGGCACCTTTGCCGAGCCGCTGGAACTCGTGCGCGGCCCGGTCACGAAAATCGTGTCGGTCGAATACCTCGACCGCGCCGGTGTCACACAGATCTACCCGGGGGAGCCTCTCGTCAGGGAGCGCTCCTTTCAACGCTGGCTGCTGAGCGCCTCATGGCCCGCCGGCTCCAACGTGACCGTCACCTACGAGGCGGGTTACGACGAACTTCCTGAGCGGTTCACTCCGCTGAAGGTGGCCATTCTGATCAAGGTCCAGCTGCTGGATGATCGCGGGGCCGACCCCAAGGTTTCCGAGACGCTGGAGAAGGCAGCGGAGTCGCTCATGCGGCCATTCCGAAGGGTGATGGTGTGAAGGTGCCGTCTGCCCGCCTCAACCGTCTGGTGCGCTTCGAGCGGCCTGTCGGGGGCGGGACATTCGGCAGCGCAGGACAGAACACCTGGGAGCCGGTCGCGACGGTCATGGCGGAGGTGCAGGACGTTCTGCCGAGCCGTGACGAGAGGCTGACCAACGGCTTCACCGTCGCCTCCCGCCGATCGCGGGTGAGGACCCGGTACCGGTCCGACCTGAGCGGGGACATGCGAATCGCGCTGCTGCGGAAGGCGGACGGCGAGGACGCGGTTGAGCGGA